AGTTGGGGTTTTACTAATTTTATTAAAAATATTATGGCTCAAAAAAGAATGTTTGATCGGGCTATCATAGACACGGATAGGTTTATGGATTTGCCTATGAGTGGAAAAGCTATTTATTTTTTACTCGGTATGGAGGCAGATGATGAGGGGTTTGTATCATACAAAAAGGTACTACGTATCCACGGTGGAAATGAGGACGATGTAAAGGTTTTAACAGCCAAAGGTTTCTTAATTTTATTTCCTAGTGGGGTGGTGGTAATAACCGATTGGAATAAAAATAATTGGTTAGATACACGGCGTACTAGGCCCACAGAATATAAAAAAGAAAAGACTCTTTTGCAAGTTACGGAGGATAAAATGTATGTGCTTAGCGAGTGCGTAGCGAGTGCTACGCCAGAAGAGTATAGTATAGAAGAGAAGAGAAGAGAAGAGAAGAGTATAGTACACACTACGGGTGACTTTTCTCTTTTTTGGAAAGAATACCCTAAAAAAATTGGTAAAGGTGCTGCTGAAAAAGCGTGGAAGAAAATGAAGCCGCCAATAGAGGATGTTTTGGATGCGATCAGGGTTCAGAGGCAGACCGACCAATGGTTAAAAAACAAAGGACAATTCATACCCAACCCAGCTACTTGGTTAAATCAGAAGCGATGGGAAGATGAAGTTGAAGTTACTATTAATCCTAAGTTTGCAAAATATGACAAGTGATATTCCCTTGCGCTTTGTGGAAGATAAATATGAAGACGCACCAGATGAGGTGAAAAAAAAGTTTGATCAGATCCGTAAAACCCGAAAAGGTTTGTATATTTATGGAGCTGTAGGCACAGGGAAGACTCATACTGCGTATGCTCTTTATAGACAGTGGGAAGAAGAACGAAAAATTGAAATACAAAAAGAGCGTGATGAAATATCCCAAAAACTATCAGATGGGACAAATGCTATTTCATTAGAAGTTATCAAGCCACGTCCCGTAGCAGAGTTTTGGAACATGACACGTCTTTTGTACGAATTTAGAAAAGAAATGCAAAAGTCATCTGATAAATCACTTTCTGATAATCTTATTCTTTACAAGAATTTACTTTTTATTGATGACTTAGGAGCAGAAAAGGTAACTGAATGGGTGGAAGAAGTGGTTTACCTAATTATTAACACACGCTATGAGAATAATATACCGATTGTAATAACTTCAAACTATCCCCTCAGTGGCATTGCTGAAAAGGTGGGAGAGCGAGTAGCTTCAAGGATTAGAGAGATGTGTGATGTGGTTAGGTTAGGTGGGGAGGATAGGCGATTAAGGTAATAAAATGTGTTAGAATAAACTTATGTATTCGGACCCAATAATCCAAAAAATATTTACCGCCATCAAAGCGAAAAATGGTGAGATAAAAAAATACTACGAGGCCTTTCCTTTAAGGATTGGTGACTCAGAGCTTCCAGCAATAGTTATTTCCAAAGTGCGAACTGAGGTGGCTTCGTTTGATCAGGGCGGTGCCGCTTCACGAGACCAGCAAAGTATTTCATTAGTTCTGACACTAATCACTTCCGTACGGAGTGAGTTGTCCACAGCTAATGCCGACTCTGATACGGTGGCCGGGGTAGCTAAACTCTATGATTTAATGGAGGGCCGAAGCGAGTCTGACTATACCCTAAAAACCACTTCCCTACTTTCAATCCTACGAAATAACCTTAATCTAGACGTAGAAAACAATCTAAGGATTCAACTTGAGGGGTCAATGGCCATTGACTATGGTGAAGCCAAACGAAATGAAAATGGGGAGCAATGGACAACCGAAGCCAACATTGCTTTTGATTGTCATTTTGTCCAACGCAGGAATGTGTAGTATAATTTTAATATGAAAATCGTTTCCACAAAAAGTATTTCATTTCCTAAGTTTGATTTTGGTATGACCGCTGGTGTGCCGGTGGAACTTCCAAAAGACAAAAAGGTGCAAGATGTGGTTTTGGCACATCCAAGTGTAAGCGAGGTGAAAGAAGTTACTAATCAAACTAAAAAATAATTTATGTCATTACTCGGCGGAACACAAGTAAACGTAGGTGTTGGAATTGAAATAACTCCAGGTACTGCGGTGGCAGCTACTCACTTCCTACAGTGGACTGATTTATCTATTCAAGGAATTGCTGAAAAAGAGCTTTTTAACGCGCAACGGGGAGTTCGTAATATGGCTTCCAATAGTATTATTAAGCGAAAGTACAGCGAGGGAAGTGTCTCGATGGTTCCGAATGTAAATGATGCGGCGGTTATTTTTTATCTGGCTCTCGGCTCCAAATCAAGCTCTGGTGTAGTTGACAGTGCCTACACTCACACCTTTACGGTCCAAAATGCTAACGGCTCGATGAAAACTGCTACTTTTATCGTTGAGGATGGTACAGTAGTTGTTGAACGATATGCTGGGTGTGTTGTTGAGTCTTGGAACATGGAGGTATCAGACTCTTATGCTAACCTCACTGCTTCCATTCGTGGTGGTTTTCCAACCTCGAGTACTCTGACAGAAAGCTTTTCACAGGAAACAAATTTTACTTATAGTGACATGACTGTGAAGTTTGGTACTTCACTAACTGCAGCTGCTAGTGCTTCAGCTACACCACTAAAATCATTAACCCTAAACTATAACAATAACATCCAAGCTGATGAGGCGTTTCTTTCAGGTAGCAACGAACCAGTAGCGGGAAAATTTGCTGGTGGTCGGGTAGAGGTGACTGGTAACTACACTCTACACTTTGAGGACACGACAGAGCTGGCAAAATACAAAGCAAATACTAAGAATGCTTGTATTATTCAATTCCTTGGTGCTTTGATTGGAGCCACTTCTAAGGAAACAATCACTATCAAGCTGGGGCGACTGGTACTGACTGATGCACCTAAGCAATACAATCTTGACGGTATTGTGGTACTGCAACAAGGATTCACCGTTGAGTACGAAGCCACCGATAAAGAAATTCAAATTGAAGTGATCAATGATACTGCCACCTACGCTTAATAAATAACCAAAAAACCATGACACCAGAAACTAGAGAAACAGAAACTTTAGATGTTAAGGGTCACCAAGTCGTTGTTAATTCTTTTTTAACGGGACGCGACATGAGGGAAATTCAGACATCAATGTATGCTGATTTGCAATTAAAACAAAAGGGACTCGAACAGGAAATGACTGGAATTAGTGGCAAGACAATTGTTGCCCGTGAGGACGCGCAAATTAAAGCGGTTATTGTTTCTATTGATGGAAATACTGACGTTGTAAATGCACTTCTGGATCTTAGGGAAGATATATATGAAGCTGTATTGGCGGTCGTAAAAGAAAAAGCTGACCCAAAAGTAGAGCCGGACAGCGACAAAGTCTCCTAGACTATATCGATAATCGACTGTCCGGTGATATGCTTATTGTTGAAGTGTGTCAAAACTTTGGGTGGGATTATTACCAATACCTTGCTCAGCCAGCGTGGTTTCTGGAGTTGATACATTCGCGAATGGAAATTGACGGGAAAAAGCAAAGAACGAAAGACACAAATAAAATATGATAGACTATAAATAGTATGGCACTATTAAGCGACAATGAAATAAATATCATTATTAAAGCTCGTGATGATGCTTCCAGAAAGCTCAAGGCAATTGGTGACCAGCTCGGCTTTACAAAAAAGGGTTTTGAACAAACCGCAACTGCTTCTCGGCAGTTTGCTGGAGCTATAGCTGTGGCCGCAACCGCTGCCTCAGCCTTTGCTTTGGCTGGAGTAAAAACTGCTGCTCAGCTCGAAACAAGTAGACAGGGGTTTATTACATTACTTGGTTCGGTGGAAAAGGCGGATGAGATACTAAAACAAATTAAAAAAGATGCTGCCGCAACTCCTTTTGAGTTGCCGGGACTTATTCAAGCTAATCAACTTCTAACAGCTGTCACAAAGGACGGCGGTCGTAGTGAAAAAATATTATTGAATGTCGGAAAGGCGTTGGCAGCGGCTGGTAAGGGGCAGGCCTCTCTTGATATGGTTATTTCCAACCTCCAACAAATTGGAAACACTGCTACTATTTCCGAGATGGACGTACGGCAGTTCGGAAATCAAGGAATTAACATTCTTGAGCTGTTGGCTGATTATTACGGGGTCACAAAAGCCGAGGCGAGCGATATGGTGAAAGAGAGTAAGGATGCTTTTGCTGACCTCGAGGGTGCACTAGCCAAGGCGGGAGCGGAGGGAGGGCGCTTTGCAAACGCTTTCACTGATCAGGCAGGAACCTTCAATCAGTTGGTTTCTAATATGAAAGACAGTTTTAATATTTTTATGTCCGACCTTGTTACACAGATTGGACTGTTTGATTTCCTTAAAAAGGTCCTTGGTGGTTTTGTACAATTTTTATCTGAAAATACTGATGTTATCATTACCAAGATAAAAGAAATGGCCAAATGGTTTGGAGAGAATAAATGGGCGATGGCAGCTCTGGCCGGAGCTATTACAGCCATGCTTATTCCTGCCTTAGTTGCTCTAGGAATTGCCATGATCCCCTTACTACAGCTCGCTGTTACGTGGGGGGCGGTGGGAGCTATTGTGGCAGGCGTTTTGGCGGTCACAGGCGGATTCCAAGGACTACTTGATGTCATAGACCAAAAGACTGGCTTTGTGACGGTGTTCAAGTGGGCATGGGACCAAATTGTGACTACGTTTAATGAAACATTACTACCAGCTTTGGCTAGTTTATGGGAGGCGTTAAAGCCACTAGAGCCGGTACTTTCTTTTCTTGCTAAAGTGATAGGAGGAGTATTAGTTGTAGCTGTATGGGCAATAATAACGGCAATAACGGGCTGGATTGAAATATTCACTGGCTTGATTGCCCTTGGTGCTGAAGTGACAGCGGCGGTGATAAGATTCTATACCAAACCAATTCAAGACCTTATTGAGGCGGTGAAAACAGCTGTTGGGTGGGTATCAAAACTTCTTGATAAGATGTCTCAGATTGGTGGCAAGGCATTTAAGGGGGTTAAACGTATTCTGGGCTTTGAACACGGAGGACTTGTCCCTGGTTCTATTGGACAGCCAGTGCCGATTATTGCGCACGGGGGAGAGCGAGTTATTCCAGCTTCACAAAGCAATCGAGGGGGCGGAGGATCGTACACTATCAACATTAACAATCCGATAGTATCTGACCGTAATGACTTGTCGGCTATCCGCTCACAAATTGAAGCTGCACTCCGAGACGTTGTACGAAATAATAAACTCCTGACTTCATAATGGCAAAAACGCTTACAGTGGCGGCAGTAAATTATCTCCCGAAACTTCGGACTTCCTCGGTGCGTATAACCGAACAGTTGCGGAAGACTGGCGTGATGTCATTTTTAGCTACCACTGACAATATTGCAGACGCACCTGGGGAGGGGTCGGAGGTGGTTTACAAGGACGATACAAGGTTTCTTTTTGGCGGGTACATCACAAAAGTCACCAATGACGAACTGGGGATAGCGAGCCAATATACTCACAGTGTGGAAGTGTCTGGATACGACTCTATTTTTAATAATAAAATTATTGCGCGCGGCTACACTGACAAGACGCTGGCGTATATTGTGGCTGATATTATTACTGATTTTGTGGGGGCTTCTTATGGTTTTAATGTGACCAATGTGGCTACTGGACCAACTATTGAGACTATATCTTTTGACCATATTTCAGTACGAGACGCATTTAAGAAATTAGAAAAACTAACGGGTTATATTTGGTGGGTAGATTACGAAAAAAACCTATACTTCCAACTGGAAACAGCCACGGCCGCCCCAGAGATTGTTACTGACACTTCGGCTAATATTGAAAGTATAAACATTGCCTACGACACAACTCAGGTTCGTAATGATGTAACGGTAATTGGTTCAGCAGACGGCTTCCAATCGCTTGACCCTATTACCGAGACCTTTATTGGTGACAGTGAGTTACGCTCTTGGTCGTTGGAAGCTAAGCCATCTGAGGTCATCAGTATAAAAGTGAATACTGTCTCACAACAGTTTTCGCTGGATGTAAATGAACGCGAGGCGGATGTTTTTGTTTATTCCTATTCTGGACAATCTTTTAAACAAACCGAAGCCCAAACTACTTTAACTGCCAGTGATACAATCGAAATATCGTATTATCCGCGGTTGCCGATTATTGAAAGAAAGGAGGACACCACTAGTATTGCTTTTTTTGCAGCTAAGGACGGTGGAAACGGACACTACTTATACACCATTAAAGATACTTCAATCGGATCTATTGCCGAAGCTGGCGACAGGGCTCAACAAGAATTAAACGACTATGCTGATGCTTTGGTGGAGGGGACCATCGTTACTCGTTCGGGCTTACTCACAGCTGGGTCGTATTTTGCTCCTGGTCAAGCACTAACCGTCAACTTGCCATCTTATGGGTTATCCACAGATACAGTCTTCACGATTCAAGAAGTGCGAATAGCAGTCTCCGAGGGAGACACTACCGAGTACCAATACACTATCAAATTTGGTGGCAAGCCAGTTGGACTTAAGGAGTTTCTTGAGGATTTGGCCGCTAAGCAGGGGAAGGGAACGGAAGTGGCTGATGCTACGGAGATTTTGATAATTAAAAATGTTAAGGACACAATGGAGGCGGCGGAAACAACTCCTACGATTATCAAGGACACTCCACCTTATATATGGGGACCTTCTGGTTCTTCACCGGTAGGGAAATGGAACCTGGCAGAGTGGTCGTGATATACTTAAGATATGAAAAAGTTGCTTAAAGAAAAAGTTGGGTTTCGGGGGAGGGTAACGCTCACCAACTATTTAATCGAAAGTGAAGAAGCCCATAACCTACAAAACTATATTGATTCATTGGGTGAAATATCACAGGCTTATTTTGAACAACTTGAGCAAAAACTTTGCTCACTATGTACAATAAAGGAAACTGTTTTTAACAATGCCGTGGTGATGTCTGGGCGGTCTGTTTTCACTCGGCTGATGGTGGCTGATACTACCTATACTGGTGAAATAAATTGGGGAGCAGTTGGAACCTCGGCCACAGCGGTAGCCGACACACAAACTACGCTGGTGGCTGAGGTAAAACGGAAAGGAATAGCCACTCGAGTGCGGACTGATGACTCGGTCACTTTGCGTTTCTTTTTTACTAAAGCAGATGTCGCCGGTACTTTTGAGGAATTTGCTTGCTTTATTGACGGTACTTCCACCGTTGATACCGGCCAGATGTACAATCGTGCCCTGACTGGGGGGTGGATTAAGAGCGCGCTGGAGGCGATGACAGTGACTGTGACTTTAGACCTTAATGCAGCTTAATAGTTGTGATAGAATAAATTTATGTCAATTCTTGCTGGATCAGATATAGTCGATACAGATTTTATAAACGAATCTGAAAGAAATGCTACACCAGCAAATGATGCTGGTAAGGTCGTAAAGTTAGAGTCGGACGGTAAGATTCACGAAGATTTCGTCCTACCGACCTTATCTATAGACCAAGGAGTAGAAGCGCTCGCTCACGGAGATGTTGTATCTATTTTACCTACTGCACAAAAATCTACAGGAGCAACGACATATACCGCATTAAGCGCACTTGGCACCGGCGGCACTGTATCCAGAACGGGAGTAGTCACGGAGGCGGCTGGAGTAGTAGCTTCTCAGAGTTTTTCCACTGACGCATCTGGTTTTGTATTAAAAACAGTTACGCTAATTGTGACTGCTGCTGGATCTACACTAACCCTGCGACTTAGATCTGATAGTGCAGGTGTTCCTGGGGCAGAAATAGCTTCTGCGGCGATTGCGGGAACTGGAACACAGGTGATTACCCTTAGTACTACCGACCTTGAGCCTTCGACAAGATATTGGCTGCAAGTCACCTACCAAAGTGGTGTGACGAATGGAGGAACGGTTAATAGTCTTCAATCTGACACAACCGGAAGTACCCTCGCTGGTGAGACCTGCTTAGACAAAGATAATGTCGATTTTGGCAAAGATATGTACTTTAGTATTGGAGCGGTTTATGGAGGTAAAAACGCTTTAATTAAAACAGATGTTGCAAACACCGATTTACCCGGAGGATCCGCAAACGCCCGACAAAAAACAGTGATCGGATTGGTTAATGGGACTTACTCTGCTCCTGCCTCTAACACAGTCTTTGGAACAGTGAAAGTTACTGTCCAAGTAGGAGGAAAGATTACAGGGTTGTCGGGTCTGGTCGCTGGTCAGCAGTACTTTTTAACCGCCACTGCTGGAGTAATGGGTTTGACACCACACGATGCAACAACTGGGTTCCAAAAACTAATCGGCGTCGCTATCTCAACAACAGAGCTTGTTATAATGAATGCCTAGGGCTCTTATGCGCTTAGAGATAGTAATTAGTAATTAATAATTAAAAATATAATATGCAAACATTACCAAGTTCAAAACATATAGTGGCTTTGGCTTCAGCTCAACGAACAGTTGACGCAACAAGTTCGACAATAGACAGTCCTCTCACAAAAGGGGTACACGTTATAATTGATGTTACAAGCATAAATGCGGTCACACCATCAGTCACGCCTCATATTCAGGGGTATGATGTAGCTTCTGCTACTTGGTACGATATTTTAGTCGGAGCGGCCATTACTACCGTATCTCAGGTCGTACTAAGGGTTTATCCCGGTTGTATTGCGGTAGCTAACTTAGTGGCTAACGATGCTATGCCACCACAGTTCCGAATTTCCATTGTCCACGGAGATGCTGATGCTATTGATTATTCTGTTGGGGTGATTACTTTGCTATAATAACAACGGTGTCACTCCCGACACCACGCGCGTTATAGGATTTTTTTATCCATTTTCCTAGCATTAAGGCCACAGGTTTTCTGGTTTCCTGTGGGTTTTTTGTGTGGATAAGTACGTTGACGGCTACGGCTACGCCTGCTAGTATTAGGGTATTATTAAATAACCATAAATAATGAAACCAAAAAAGAAAACTTTTCATCTCACTGCAGATCAGTGCAAGGAGATTGAAAAAAGAGCGAAGCAAAGAAAAGTAACTGAATCGTCCTTAATCCGAGGACACTTCAAAAAAATATTAGAACTAATAGATACCACTCAAAATGACTAAGTACAAAATTAGTCCCTCACGCTGGAAACAAAAACGCCAGCAAAAGAGGAAGGAAGTAGTAGATAGAATTGCCACTCTACTTTTATTATTAGCTACGACCATAATTTATTTCTATGTCACAAACTAAGTGCCCCTCATGTGGAAATGATAAATGCAAAGACGATGGAGTATTTTGCAACGGAAATGATTATGGGTATGACGAAATTGCTCAAGATGACCAGAGATGAATTGCAGAAGGATCTTAATGAATCGCGTATGATTGCAAAAAATGAAGGGGATCATTGGCGAGAAGAACAAGTGAAGGAGGCCATCCTTTTATTATTAAAATAAAAACCAAAAAAAATGACAAACCAAAAATTATCAATGGCCGTACACATGAACCAAACCCTCACGGCTAAAGCAATGGTGATAAAAAAACTAATGGGAGGCAGTGGGGATGAATCACAACGGTTTATCGCGAACGCTATGCAGACACTCCGAGCTAACCCAAAGCTTCTGGAATGTACTGAGGATAGCGTAATGGGAAGTCTAATGACAATGGCATCCCTCCGCCTGATGCCAAGTAACGTATCGGGTGAGGCATACTTAATACCTTACGGCAACACAGCTACATTTCAGCTCGGGTATCAAGGGATTGTGACGCTGGTGTATCGAGCCGGAGCTAAGGATATCGTTATGGAGGAGGTGCGAGCCAAGGACACTTTTAGATTTAGTATGGGAAAGGTGGTAACCCATGAGCTACCTGGCGCTTTTTCTTCTGACGAAGACCGAGGAGAAGTGATTGGATACTACGTGATTATTCGACTAGGAACTGGCGGCGAGATACACGAAATGATGAGTGTTAAAGACGTGGAGGCGTTTGCGAAGAAGTATTCCAAAGCTTATGCGGCAGGGAAAAAGGACTCGCCGTGGAGTGATAAAAAACACGGCTTCCATTGGATGGCCAAAAAGACGGTATTTATTCAGGCGGCTAAACGAATGCCTAAGAATGACGCCTTGTTTCAGGCTATCTCTGCTGACATGAGAGGCGATAGTACCATCAAAGACCC